GCATATGACCGAAGAACTCTGGCAGAGTGCAGGACAGAAGGAAGAAAGCATCCATCTGGCTGCTTGGCCGGCTTGCGATGAATCTGCCCTCGTCGTCGATGAAGTTGAACTCGCTGTCCAGGTCAATGGTAAGGTCCGCGCGACAATCTCCGTCCCGGTTGCTATGGCGCGCGAAGAAATCGGCGAAAAAGCCCAGGCTCTTCCGGAAATCCAGAAATTCACCGAAGGCAAGACCATTGTGAAAGTCATCGTCGTACCGAAGAGAATCGTCAATATCGTCGTCAAATAATAAGCAAGCGAAAAGAGAAGCCGCGAGGCTTCTCTTTTTGGTTGAAACGCGTAGTCCTGCGGAGAAGGGCGCCAAAGGCGCACCGTCATCCTGAGCGGACGGAAAGAACGTCCGTGAGATGGCCGCTGTCAGAACAAGTGGGGACTGTGCCAACGGATCAATGCGAAAAATGGACAGGTGCGCTAGATTCTTCGACTCATGTCCCAAGTGGTTTTTATACTGCTGTTCCCCATTTGCCGGTACCCCTTCGCTTAGAATGATGGACAGGGGAGGATTTGTCTTCCCGTATCGTCATTCTGAATTATTTTGATTTCCTATATACTTATGTTATAATGCGGTTATAGTTCCAAAGGAGGCGGTCATGATGAAAAAGAAATCTATTCTTGCTATCGGGCTCACCGCTGCCCTGCTTTTCGGCTTTGCCGGTGAAGCAGAGGCATTCGGCTGGGGAGACATCGCGGGCAAAGCAGCGGATAAAGCCATCGGAAGCGTTCTTGGTTCTTCTGCCAAAAAGAAACCGGTGAAACAGTCCCGACCAAAGAGCGAGAAACAGAAGAAAAGCGAACGCGAAGCGGAAAAGTATGGCGTGAAACGGATAGAAAGTCCCGATGGCACGAATCCCACTGCCTTTGCAGGCTCGCTTGATCCATGGCCGCCGGATGAACTCTCCGCACGCCCCGGACTGGTTTGACAACCGCACGCAGCCTTGGATAATGACGAATGCACGCCTCATCGCAGAGTATGAAAGTATGATCCAATGGCGTGCCTACGCGAAACAAAATGGCCTTGGTACCATCGAGCCGGACGAAATCCGCTACACCGAGCTCATGGACGAAATTCATGTCCGTGTGAGAGCGATCGAAAGGTACTGTGATGCGGCAGAATATGGAGATTATCAGTCGATGCACTCGAGAGCCTCCATGGGAGACTACCAGCGTGCAGTAGCCAGCAACATCGATCCGCTCAGTGGCTATGATCTGGACCTTAGCATTCCTGCAAACACACTCCCCGGCTATCATCCCGAGCGAAATTAAGGAAACACGGACTCAATCGTAGAATGTTCAGTTTTTTTATTTTATGAAAAGAAAACCGTGTAAAATCTGGAATTTCCACGATGGTATTTCTCGGAGAGGGAAATCTTCTGGGGAGCCCAAAGCTTTCTCCGCACTCCTTCGTGCACAGACCTATAGGAAAGGAGCGCAGAAAGGGCAGACGGCGGATCCGATTTCCTCTCTCCCGCTCGAAAGCGTGCTAGCCGCTGGAGAGCGTAAGAAACACAAATCATAGAAAGACGCAGCAGGTCAAAAGATCTCATGCAGGATTCGCCTCCACGGCTAACCCTAGAGCGAAGTTTAGTCGTACTTGTACGACATGAACCGTGAAATGCGCTGGTGCCAGATTGCAGGGAATGCCTCCATGGATACTTATAAAACTCTGCTGCGCTTTTGTGATGGAAGTGACCCTTTTTCGAAAAGAAGGTCACTTTTAGCTTGTTGTCGGTGCCAGGGAGACGATGATGCCACACAAAGCCTGGATGCCCTTCCTCGTTCTTTTTAACATGTGCGACTTTTTCTTGCTTTTTCTCTCATTTGTTGCTAAAGTAACAGATATTTCCTCAAAACGACCGATAATATCGGAAAACTTTTTTCTCCCGTCAAAAATTCGTCAAAAATCAAAAAGGGTGTACCCGCATGAGCGGGTGCACCCTTTTTAAGATCCGAATATTTTATTGATATCATCCGCCGCCTTTTCTCGCATTTCATCGGTGTAATGGATATATACTCTTTCAACGGTAGAGATGGTATCGCCGAGAAGGCTAGCTACCGTCTTGATATCCATACCGGAAGACAAGAGCCTGGTGGCGTAGGTATGGCGGAAGTCGTGCATGGTGTGATTTGGTAGGATCTTCCTTACTATGGCTGTGAGCATTTCCCCGTGCCGGTATCGCGTGAGTCGGCCATGGAAGTACAAGACGCGATGTTCGCGGTATTCATCCAAGGCACGAAGGAGGCAGGGAGGAGCAGGGACTGTGCGGCAGGAGTTCTTTGATTTCATCCTACGGATACCGAGCTCATTCTTCCCGACACGGGAGAGCTGCTTATTGAATGTGATTTGATGGGACTTGAAATCGATATCCCCCATGGTGAGAGCCAGCACTTCCCCGACGCGGGCGCCTGTGTATGCGGCAATGTACATGAGGATCCATAGTTCCAGGTTCCGCGCATGCAAGGTATCTAAGAGATGGGAAATTTCCTCATGCGTCATAGTCCGTAGCCGTGCTCCTCCTGCAGTGTCCATGCGTGGCTTATAGACAAGGTCTGCGATAGGGGATACTCCGATGACACGATAACGGACCGCTTCCCGAAAGAGGTGCTTCATATACCGTGCCCAGCTTACCTTTGTACGTTCGCCGTATGGGAGAGTTTGGAGTCTCGTAAACATATCCGCATATGTGATATCTGTCATGGGCTTATCCAGAAGAGGACCGGCGATATCAGCCAGCCACTCATAGATAAGCAGCGTATTGGGAGCTAACTCTTTCCGCCATGAGGTATAGAGCATAGAAAACTCACGAAGCGTCATCCCCTCGTTCATGGGATCTATATCACCGATCTTCTTTACTGCTGCCAGCAGCTTTTCCTTCTCCTTGTCGGAAGCTGCTAGAGACCGCAGGGCATAGCCGCCCTTGGACTTCTGCTTCCACTTCCCATCCCGATCCCGGTAGGAGAGGATCAGCTGGTAGCTCGCCCCGCCATTCGTCTTCGCCCGCTTCCTGATGATAAATTTGTAATTCAGTTCCATTAGAAAAACCTCCGTTCATTGGAAACAGAGGCGGTACATGGTATAATACAGTTGTAATCCGCCTCAATGCTTGGGGACATTACACGCCAACGGGAGACTGCCATCTCCATCGGCACAGCCGTATCCATACGAATGTATGGGTACGGTTTTTAATTTGCCCAAAAAGAGGTCAAGACGTATCCGGCGGCCCGCAGATCGCTGAATACTGGACATCGATGACGGCATCCACCGTCGCCTTTCCGGCGGGGGAGAGCAGCCGATATTTCTTCACCAGCTGCTCCTCGTGCTCAGTTAGTTCGATGTGAGATTTCGTGATAGCAGGTAAAGATAAATCTCGATAATACAAATCATCTATAGAAACTTCGTAGAGCTCCGCGAGTTTACCAACGATCCCCAGTGGTGGATCTGCAACGCCAGTTTCCCACTTTTGAACAGTAGTGAATGACTTTTTACCAAGATAACTCGCAATGTAATTCTGCGAGAAACCGTGCTTCAGTCTGAGAAATCGTAAGTTTTGACCTAGCATAGTACACCTCCTTTCTATTAAAATCTAAAACCATGTTACCATAATTTTGAATGAAGTTCAAGTATATTTGAATAATATTCAAATATTGGTTGACACTTGAATTTAATTCATGTAATATGTAGTTACAGAGAGGGAGGTGAGAAGAATGAAATACACGCCAAAGGAATTAAGAGCTCGCAAAGGGGAGTCGCAGCAGAAGACAGCAAATGCATTAGGAGTATCGAAACAGACGTATTGCGCATGGGAAAAGAATCTCGCAAAAGTACCGATCGGGAAAGTGGCGGCATTGTGCCAGCATTTCCAGATCTCGCTTTCTGAGATTAAGTATGAGTAATACGTCTTTTTTATGCCTTTTTGCATGAATATAATTCAAGTAAGTTAGTAAGGAGGCACGCCATGCCACACAGTGAGAATCTGCTATCTCAGAAAGAGGTGGCCAAGCGATGGGGGTGCGACACCTCGACGATCGCCCGTCGAGAGAAAGACGGACTGATAAAAAGGGCGCTCGCCATCCCCGGCGTATGGTACACCCGAGCCTCCGTCGAAAGGGCGGAAGGCCTGGAAGGGGACGAGAGCCCCATGAGCCCTTTTGAAAGAAGGCGTCTCGAGAAAAGGATCCGCGAGCTGGAGAAGAAAGTATCCGGCTATGAAGATCAGTTCTATTTCCTTTCGGACGCCATGGAAAGAGTGAAGAAGATGATGAATTGAGGTGAAAAGAGTGGATGAAGTCAGAAAAGAAAGTTGTCTGATCGTAGACGCGAGCCTTTTTCAGGATGCAGCCTTTGTGATCGGAGAGCTGTTGCAGTTGATTTCTGAAAATGAAAAGTCCCGAATCGTACTGGAATACGATCCGGGAACAAAGAAGATGGTGGTCACAAAAGATACGACCCGCAACGAGGAAGATGACCCCGGCAGGTATGTAGTCATTGAACGCGATGAATACGAGATACTGATTGATTTGTGGAAGAAGAACGTGAAGAAGAAATGACAGAAGAAGAGTTCATGGAAAGAAAAGAGTCCACCGTGCGCAGCTTGCTCTTGCAGTTAGCAGGAAAGGGGTTCACGGTGGACCAGGTGAATGAGGTGCTGAGAGCAGCAGCCAGCCTTGCAGGAATGACGCCTTTCACTGAAGGCGTTATCGACGAGTTGAATAAGGGGAACCCGTGGTATTAGGACGTCGGGATAGCTCTTTGAGAATGCGATCATAGGCGCTCTGGTATGTGATGTGGAGGAAAGATGACAGACGAAGAATTGCAAGAAGAACAGAGAAGGGACTTTGAAGCGAGAAGAGATCTCGCCTTTAAGCAGCTTGTGTGCGCCCTCAATGAGGGTGATGCAGAGATCTTCGATATCGAGGTAGAGAAGAACAAGAAAGGTGAGGACGTCGCGTGGATCTACTTTAAGAGCGGCGAGGTGGAACGCGTGAACATCTGCGGCGATACCATCATCACCGCGATCCGCGAGATCTTGAACTGCAAGAGGCTCAAAAAGATGTGAAAGGAGAAGCCATGGACAAGAAAGAATTGGAAAAGCAGATGAAGCAGATGAACGAGACGGCAGAGAAGTTCGAAAGATCCTTCGAGGCCTGGAGGAAGAAAAGGAATACAGCCATCAAGGAAGTGCTGAATGTTTTGGTAGACAGCGACCTCACCTACGAGGAAGCCGTCAATGTGTTAGTTGGATGCCGGACATACCTGCGGCACAATCTGAAGATCGAGAACATCGATCTCCATGTAGAGGAGAGAGAACCATTTTGACAGACGAAGAAGCAAAGACATTAGGAGAGCTTGCCCTGAAAGCGGACATGCTCCGCCGCCAATGCCGAGACATTGAGGAGAAGATGAAAGAGCAGAGAGCAGCCGCGAAGAGAATGGCAAAGTGCATGCTGGCAGAGCTCGCCATCATCATGATCCTGGCATTCGCGGCAGGGTTCGCGGTATGGAAAAGTTAGGAGGAAATCATGACCAGTGCAGAAGCGGTAGAAGTCGTCCATCAGATGATGGATGCACGCGAACGGGAACAGGAAAACATCGCTGCAGAAAAGCAAAAGGTAGCGAATGATTTCTGGAAAGAGGTATTTCACGCATTTGCAGCCTACGGGACGGCAGCCCTTGGCGTCCTTGCGTTCACCCTCCTTATGGCGGTGGCACAATGACGCTGAACGACATCCTGGCACTCATTCCCATGGAAGACCAGTGGATCTACGTCTTCGATACAGAGGGAAACGAATACTATGAAGGATTCAAAGGGAATCTGGAGCTCAGCGAAGAAGGAGAAGGGCTGATCGTCAGCGGGCTTTATGGGAATGATACTGATACGAAAGATCCAAACTACGGCATCGTGCCGACCATCGAGATTGAGGTGAAAGCCAATGAGAGGCTGCTGGGTTAAGCTCTGGATGATCGGAGAGCAGCTGTGTCATGTGTCCATTGACCAGTCGGACCAAGACCCAAAGTGGACCATCATGGCAGCTGCCGCACTCATCAAGGAATATTGCAAAGAAACCGGGCTGGATCCCTCCATGGCAGCGGAGCATATCGCCCGAATGTTGGAGAAGAAACATGATTGACGAAGGAATCATTATTGAATTCATGAAGCACATCAAAAGGCAGCTTAGTGAAGAACAGGCTAGGGCGGACAATGCAGACCACGAAGGAAGGACCAAAGACTACTTCTGGCACGCAGGATACATCAGCGCCCTGAAAGAGAGCCTGAAAGAAATCGAAAGGGCTACCGGCATCACCGGTGTTTACGGAAAGGAGGAAAGAACGTGCATGACACATACACGAAAGCAGAGCTTGTAGAAAAATTCAAAGAGCTAGAAAAGCGGGAAATTGTACGCGCGAAGCGTGACATGGAGCTGGGAGAAAGCGCCGCTGCCGAGTGGCACCTAAACCGCGCATCCTTGCTGAAAGAGCTAATTGCTCTTACCGTGGCGGGGGCACTCTGATGATCTACTACTGCGCCCGCTGCGGGAAACCCATCCAGAGAGGGAAAGAAATGATGGAAAAGATGAATGGCCGCCTTGTGCCGACACACATGGACTGCCGCGAAAGATACAACAGAAAAACATTAGACCAGATGATTCACGAAGCCCTGGATAAAGGACCGGGGAACGAACTTCGTAGGAAGATGAGGGGTAGAAATGACTGAGAAAGAAATCAAAGGATACATGATCGAAAAGATCGGAGAGATCAAAAAGGAAACCGAATGCGATGACTGCATCCTGTTCATCGGGAAAGACAGTGTTGGGAAAATGTGCGCTGGCATTGATAACGAAGCGGCCTTGGTAGAGTATATCTGGCAGATGGTCAGAGCCTACGGAAGTCTGGGAGAGAACCCACTCACCAGACGGACCCTCATTCTGAGAAAACTGACGCAGCATCTTATCGACGAAATCAAAGAGGAATTCGGTGAGACGGAGTTCTCGCAAGAGATCGATGACCTGATCCCAAAGGAGACGGAAGATGATCCGACTGCTGAAGAGGACATGGCAAAAAGAATCTCCAAAAGATGGAAGCCGGAGGCAGAAGATGATCCGTCTGTCGAAAAATAAGAGGTACAAGCTCTTTGAGATCGTCCGCCTCCGGGATAGAGACCTCTGGGATATCTATGAAAGAATACTGGGCGTCCCGTTTCCGGCGGGGAGAACCCACGTCCACCATGTTATTCCGGTAGCTTCCGGCGGAGAAGACATCGCAGAGAACCTCATCACCTTAGACCCGAAGACCCACTTCTACCTATTTCACAACGGATTCGGGAGTGTGGATAAAGAATGGCAGAAAATCGCCCAGAAGTATCTAGCGAGCAAGGAGGTGAAGGCATGGCACGAAGAAAGAGGAGCAAGTTTGACAGCCCTATACCAGACTGCAGAAACTACCCGTATCAAGAAGATCCGGAAGAACTGCTTGCCAGAGAAAAGACCAGGCTTCAAATACTAAGAGAAGCAAACACCATCTGTCCCGTATGTCATAGGGATATGAAGCACACCTGCCATTGCCCCAAAGAAAAAGCGGCCGTCTGTGAAGAACATTGTGAAACGTGTGAATACCACGTACCAATGACAGCGGCCAGCAATGGGAAATGTTTGCACGCGAAAAAGCCGCCTGCGGGAACAGGCGGCGAAGGGTGAAAGATAAATTCACGTTTTTCTATATGAGAGTATATCACGCCCTTCATGAAAAGTCCAGAAAAGCAAGGCACAAAGGGGATTTTCTGTCCCCTTTGCCCCCTTGTTAAGGCTATTATTTGGAGGACCGATGCCGTATAGAAAACGTATTTTCACCTACCCGGGAGGAAAGGTAGAAGAGAAGTATTTCACCTGCCGCCTGGGAGGGAAAAAGACTCGTATCAAAAATTTCAACAAGACCCCGGAAGCCGTGGCCAAGGTCAATGCGAGAAGAGCGGTGAGGCATCTGGAAGAAATTCTTCTCACCAACTTCAAGCAGGGAGATCAGTACATCACCCTGACCTATGCCAAAGAACCTAAAGACTACGAAGAGGCCATCCGCCATCTCACGAACTACATCAAGAGACTCCGGAGGCGCTACCAGAAAGCCGGACAGGAACTTCGCTACATCTACACCACGGAATACAAAGCCAAAAGAATTCATCATCACATCCTTGTGAACAAAGTCCTGGAACAGCAGGAGCTTCGAAATGCATGGGGGCACTCCAAGCTAAGCGCTTATGACATCATCGAATACCAGGGAGAAGGAAAAGACGCCAAGAAACTTTCCGCTTACTTCACGAAAGAGTCCAATATCACTGTAAGGGAAGGAAAGCAGAAAGTGAGATACGTTGCTTCCAGAAACCTCAAGAAGCCAGAAGTCCAATATCAGACCATCCAGTCCAAGAAATGGAGAGAAAGACCGACGGCGAAAAAGGGATATGCTCTGGCAGACGTCATGAATACCTTCACGGGCTGGGGGTATCCGCTGCAGATCGCAAGGTATGTAGAAATCCCCAAGAAGAAAAAGCGAGGGAGAAAAAATGAGTAAGATCTGTCCCGAGTGCGGGAAATCCTTCAATGGAAGCCAAGGTCAGAAGTACTGCTCCTATAGGTGCTGCAAAAGGCACAACAGGAAAGCGAAAGAAATCAAGCACCCTGATCCACCCAAAGGCGTGTCGATCATTCGCGCCTTTTCCTGTAAAGAGTGCGGGCATGAAGTCCTTGTCTGGGAAAGAACAGATAAGAGGACCGTCTTCTGCTGCAGCCTCTGCGAGAAGAAATACTGGAAGCACAACACCTCAAAGAGTAACAAGCACAGGAAAGGAGAAATCGGCATGTCCGGCGGCATGAGCTTAGGGAGCCTCATCCGAAGAGAAAAGAGGGATCTATTATGACAGGGGAAGAATATACCGCCTTTTTACGCGCCAGAAAACCTGAAGTATACATTCAGAATTCATCCGGCGTCCCGGTGAAATGGATCGTGACAAGAGCCTATATCAATGGCGTCAGCGCAAAGCGTCATACAGATGCCGAGAACTATAACCACGACGACACCGGTTTCTTTCCAGTCGCCATGCTTATGACCAAAGCGCAGGCAGTCAAAAGGAAGAAAGAGCTCGCAGAGAAAGCAAAGTCCCTGCAGAAAATTTGCGCCGGGTGCGGCGCGGCATTCACCTCAAAGGATCCTCGCAAAGTGTACTGTTCCGCCAAGTGCCAGAAAGAGTCGAATAGAAAAGAGACTGTCCGGAAATACTGGGAAAGGATGGAAAACGAAGAACGCCCCATCCTTGTCTGCCCTGTCTGCGGGAAGAAATTTCAGCAGAAACATTGTGAGCGGATCTGCAGCGATGAGTGCCGGGCGAAGAAAGCCAAAGAGGCCGGTAAGAAAATAAAAGCAGTCAGACAGCAGCTCAATAAAGAACGGGAAGAGATCCTAGGGGGAGAGATCAAGCTCGCGAAGAAAATAAAAAGAGGGAAGGTCTGCGCCGGGTGCGGCGCCATCTTCCGGGCGAAAGGAGGAAAAAAATATTGCAAAACATGCATGAAAAAGGGAGTCACATGGGGGATCGAATGAGAAAGCACGATGCACGCATGATCATTCAAAGAATCGTAGCCGGAGCATTCCGGGGGACAAGGAAAGCCTTCAAAGCCAAGAAACTTGAAACCAAAAGGAAAGACCATCCGCAGCATCATCTCTACTGGTGCAAGAGAGAACCCATAGGCCAAAGACGGAAAATCGAGATCGAATTTTGGACCGGGTGGTATCTCAGCCTGCATAGCGGATACTTCCGGGAACAAGTATGCAAAGAAGCCGAAGAAAGAGAGAAAGCAGAATGACAGAAGAAGAGAATCCGAGAGAGCTAGACAAGCGCTTAAGGAACCAAATTCAAAACCTGCTCGAGAGTAAAGAGGGCAGAAACCTGTGGGCGGGAGAAATCCAATTCCAAAGTATCCAGCTGAATAACAGCAGTGTTTCCATCAGTTATGTCGATGTGGATGGTGTGAAAACGTTCACGTGTGAAAACGTTCACGTGTGAAGAGCAGCCGAGAGAAGAATTTAGAACCGCTATGGCGGCGATGAGCCTTTACTATACCGACATGGCAGGGGACTATAGACCCGAGAAACCGGTACAGGCCATTTTCGCGGTGGAGAAAGTAGTGCCAAAGCGGGATAAGAAATCCGGGGCGCTGAAAGGAGTGCGGCTGGGCGGGCGGTTCTACCTCAAAGGCAGCCCTACCACGCAGCGGTTCAGCACGATCGAAGACATCACTCCGACCGATAACGTGCTCCGCATCATGAAGAAAATCTATGATGAAGCGGCGCTTTACATCAGCGGCGAGCGGAGAGAACAAAACCTTTTTAAAACGAGCCAGGATGGTGAGCAGGAGCCAAGCGATGAGCGGGCAAATGAAGAATGATAGATTTTTTTCGATTTTCCGCGAATTGAATTGAATTAAATTGAATTGAATAAATTGAAAGGAGAAAGAATTGAACAGCGTAGAAATATCCGGGAACCTCGCAAGAGACCCCGTCGTCAGATCCACCAAGACAGGGAGAGCCGTTGCCACATTTACCGTCGCCTCCAGTCGCCTCTATGTTACGCAGAATGGTGAACAGAAAGAACAGACCGCATGGATCAATGTCGTTGCCTGGGGAGCCATCGCGGAAAGAGTGGCCAACTTCTGTAAGAAAGGAACCTTCGTCTACGTCCATGGCAGCCTGAATACTAGATCCTACGATGACGATAGCAGCCAGAGGCACTGGATCATGGAAGTCGTAGCAGACATCGTAGCTGATCCGAAATGGGGAGAAGGCAAGGCGTCATCCGGAGGAAGCTATTCCGGCGGATATAGCAAGGGATCCGGCGGTGCTTCCAATGGCTATGGAAACAATTCCGGCGGGTTTAACCAGTTCGGCCCTTCCAAGCCCGAGCAGCGAGAAGAGAGCATGTTCCCTGCGAAAGGGTCGCAGGAAGACATACCATTTTAGGTAAATGAGAATGATTGAAGAAAATCCATAAGTGGTAAGTATTCGAGGGGGATCAAAGTGAATAGGCAGGAAAGAAGAAGGCTAGGCGTCAAAAAGAAGGATCCCATGGTTTCCATCAAACAGTCAGACGTCAATGCAATGAAACAAGAAGCCACCAAGAAAGGCTGCGAGTTTGCCTTTAACTTGATGCTTGCTATTCCGGCTATGGTCATCCATGACAAGTTCGGAAGCCTGATGAAGAAAGATGGCAGAGTGGAAAAGTTCGTAGACCTCTGCATGGAGCAGTACAAGTGCTATGAAGAGGGATACGTCGGCTTAGAGGAGCTTGCCAAGCTGCTTAAGGATGAAGCCGGAGTCGAAATCAAAGGATGGGAGGCAGAAGAAATCAAGAGATGACCATCGAAGAGCGAGCGGAAGCCCTGGCAAGGAAAGATTTCAATAAACTGAATATTCCGGAAACGGTGAAAAAGAGATCACTACGCAAAAGACGCCAGGGCAAGACGCTAGTCTTCGAAGCAGGAGAACGTGGGATCCTCGTGAGATACTTCATGCGCTGCCAGGGCAGGCACATATCCATGAAGCGCATTGTGACACACTTCCACGATGAAGAATTTGACAATTCTTCCAAACCACCGTAAGATAGTTATGAAATCTCCAGCAGATTTTCGGCATCCGTAAGGAGCCGGTACCTTTTACCCGCATATATCTCGCGGGCAACGATAAAAGATACCGGCTCCTTTTTTGCGTTTTTAGGGGGTGAGAGCATGGCCAAAGGGAAATGGGAGAAGTGGATAGAGCCGAACAATCTCTTGATTTTAGGCGCGTGGGCACGTGACGGACTGACCGACGAAGACATAGCGCACAACATTGGCATTTCCCGCTCCACCCTGAAAGAGTGGAAGAAAAAGATTCCGGCCATATCGGCCACCCTAAATACTAATAAGGCAATAGCCGATATCCGGGTAGAGAATGCCCTCTACAAAAAAGCGATCGGCTGCACCGTCAAGGAGAAAGTCATTTCCAAAATCAAAAACCCGGACGGCACAGTCACAGAAACAGAGAGAATCGTGGAAAGAGAGCTGCCACCGGATACAACGGCCGGGATCTTCTGGCTGAAGAACAGGAAACCGAAAGACTGGAGAGACAAGCAGGAAGTCGAGCTCTCCGGGAACGTAGGCATGACAGACGCGCTGAAGAAAGCGAGGGAACGAGTGAATGAACACCGAAATAGTAAGTGACCTTGCCGGACTGGCGAAAGACCCCCTCAGTTTCGTCTACTGGGCTTTCCCATGGGGTGAAGGACTCCTTACCCATCAGGACGGCCCCGAAGCCTGGCAGAAGGAAATACTGGGCCATATAGGCGAAAACGTATCCCCGGACAGAGTTATCCAGGAAGCCGTCGCCTCAGGCCACGGTATCGGGAAATCCGCTTTGGTATCCTGGCTGATCCTATGGGCGATCTCTACTCACGAGAATACCCGCGGCGTCGTCACTGCAAACACCGAGACACAGCTTCTCACGAAGACATGGCCGGAACTCATGAAATGGCACGCCATGTTCCTTGCAAGAGATTTATTCAAAGTCACAGCCACCTCCATCTTCGCAGCCGAAGACGGCAAGGAAAAGAACTGGCGTATTGACGCCATCCCGTGGTCCGTAGCTAACCCGGAAGCCTTCGCGGGTTTGCATAATCAGGGGAACAGAACCATCCTCATCTTCGACGAAGCCTCTGCCATTGACGATAAGATCTGGGAAGTCGCGGAAGGCGCATTAAACGACGCCAACACAGAAAGACTTTGGTGCGCCTTCGGGAACCCGACGCGAAACACCGGAAGATTCTACGACTGCTTCCACAAATTCCGCCCATACTGGCACACCATGCAGGTAGATTCCAGATCCGTCAGATTTTCAGACAAGACAAAGATTTCCCAATGGGAAGAAGCCTACGGAGCGGACAGCGACTTCTTCAAAGTCCGAGTCACCGGAGACTTCCCGGACGCCTCCGATTTACAGTTCATCCCATTAGGCCTAGTCAAGAAAGCAGCGCAAAGGAACCTGCATGAAGGGCAATACAAATTCGCCCCTTGCGTCATAGGCGTAGACCCCGCATGGTCCGGCGGCGACGCCACATCCATCTACCTCCGTCAGGGGCTCTACACCAAGAAACTGGCAAGGATCCTCAAGAACACCAATGACATGACCATAGCCAACATGATCGCCCGTTTCGAAGATCAGTATCACGCAGCAGCCGTCAACATCGATTTAGGATACGGCACCGGCATCTACTCCGCTGGCACCACCATGGGAAGAGCTTGGAACCTTATCTCCTTCGCGGGCTCCTCTCCCGATCCTGCCTGCGTCAACATGCGTGCTTACATGTGGTTTGCTATGAAGAAATGGTTCCAGACCGGCGGCGTCATAGAAGCCGACCAGACTTTAATAGACGACCTCACCCATGTGGAAATCAAACCCACCATGGACGGCCGCATTCAGCTCAGGTCCAAAGACGAAATGAAAAAAGAAGGCATCCCGTCGCCAAATGACGCAGATGCCCTCGCACTGACCTTTGCCGTCCCCGTCGTCAATCGGAAAAGGAACGGCAAGGCCAACACCAACTACCAGTTATTCTGAAAGGAGACACCATGTGCGGAAACCCATTTAAATCCCCCAAAGTTCCGGCGGCGCAGAAAGTCGATCCGACCGTCACCGACGTAACCAGTTCCCAGGTATCAGACGACAGCGGTGACACCGAAGCCAGCAAGAGAAAGAAAAAGCAGGGATTCGCAGCCACACGTCTTGCGACCCTGCTGAGTAATGCAGGAAGCAAGGACACCTTAGGATGAATACCATCTTAGCCAGCGCCATGCCCCCGGAAGCCCTTCCGGCGGATGGACAGAACATCAGAGCACCGGACAAGCACGCCGCCCTGTCACGGATCAAACTCTTGAAGAACAAAAGAAACCCCTATATCGAACGATGGAAAGCCATCAGAGACTACGAGCTCCCCTTCTTAGGGGAATTCGATGATACTGACGACGAAACAGACAAAGGCAGAAGACGCGACCTCGCCATCAGCAACGGCGTCGCATGGCTCGCCAATCAGGCCTTCGCAGCCGGTATCATGTCAGGACTGACACCGCCTTCCCGGCAGTGGTTCAAGTTCGGTTTCTCCTCGGATCAGGAAAACATAGAAGCCGAGAGACTTCTTGACGAACGGCAGGCCATCGTAGAAGCCGTGCTGCACAGATCCAACTTCTACAACACCATCCACGCCTGCTACACAGAGCTTCCCTTCGGGCAGGCACCTATCGCCGTATTCCCATCTCCGGAAAGCGGCGTCCGCTTCCAGGCATTCACCATTGGTTCCTACTACATTGACACCTCAGCAGGGAACCGCATCAATACATTTGCCCGGAAAATCAAAATGAACGCCGACCAGATCGTGCAGCAGTTCGGGAAAGACCATTTGCCAAGGAACGTACAAGACGCGTTCAACACCCCATCGAGACGCTATGATATGGCCTTCGACGTGTGGTGGCTCGTCATGCCCAATGACAGCAAAAGGAACGGCCCATCGAATAAGGACATGCCCTTCCAGTCCCTCTACTGGGTAGACGGGCAGGATCCCAATGAAAACGGCGGCTTCCTCTATACCGGTGGCTTTGAAGAATGCCCCGTATTGGTGGCCAGATACCAAGTCACGGGTAACGACTCCTACGGGAAAGGGCCCGGATGGTACGCCGAAGGCGATGCCAAGTCCCTGCAGATCATGAAGAAGGATTTCCTGACCGCGATTGAACTTACCGTCAAGCCGCCTTTGACCACGGATGCCAGCACCTATCAGAGCGGCGTCAACTGCTATCCCGGCGGCGTCACTGTCACCAATACCCAGATGGGAGGGCAAGGCGTCGTTCCCCTGTTCCAGGCACCGACCAACCTGCAGTGGATGGCGCAGGAAATACAGAGGCTTGAGGACACCATCAAGAGAACCTATAGTGCAGACCTCTTCCTCATGCTTGAATCCATCGATACCCCGCAGATGACCGCGAGGGAAGTCATGGAACGCCAGCAGGAAAAGCTGCAGCAGCTAGGCCCTGTCGTCGAAAGACTCCAGGACGAATTCTTAACCCCCATCATTGAACGGGTTTACAACATCCTTGAGAGAAACAACATTTTCCCACCCATTCCTGATGAGCTCGCAGCCGAACTCTCCGAAGCCGACGTGAAGATTGAATACATTTCTCCACTCGCCCAGGCACAGAAGATGAGTGGCCTTGTGAACATTGAACAAGCCCTCGCCTTCGTAGGACAAATGGCGCAGCTCTATCCAGAAGCCCTGAAGATGGTAGATCCATTAGGCACCGTCAAGAAATACTTCGACCTCTTAGGCGCTCCGGCGGCTATGCAGAGAAGCACCGAAGAAGCCCAGCAGCTGATCCAGCAGGAACAGCAGGCCATGATGCAGCAGGAAGAAGAGCAGGAACAGCTCGCACAGGCGCAGGCACTGGCCCCTGTCGCACAGGCAGCCAAGAACCTATCTGACGCTGCGCAGAACGGGAACCCCGCCCTGCAGAATCTCTTAGGTGTCAACGGGCCGGGAGGACCATCCGTATTATGAAACACGCCATCGTAGACCCAAACTCCAGAGACGCCCGCTGGACGAAATACTTTCTGCAGTGTCAGAAAGACAAAGACAAAGACTCCATCCAGAAAGTCGTCAAGACAGAAGAAGGAAGGTGGATCCTTTCTAGGATCCTCAACATGAGCGGACTCAACACCAGCTCCTACACAGGGAATGCCGAGACCTACTTCCGGGAAGGAAGACGAGAAGTCGGCATCGAAATCACCAACCTGATCCTTGATACCATGGGCCTCGAAGAAGGACATAAGGCTATCCAAAAGATCGACAAAGATTTCATAGACTTCAAAATCCGGCAGAACCGGATATTCAACAAGGAGGACTGAACATGGATACCCAGAACAATGACATGAACACTGGAACCGATCAGCAGACACCACAGAACACACCGACAGACAATCAGCAGAACCCACAGGGCGCAGAAGCCCAGGGAAACCAGAACCAGCAGACCACGCAGGACAACAAACCATCCGGCGGCACCCTGTTATCAGGAGCAGGGAAAGCCACAGGCGCTCCGGACACCTATGACTTTACTGCATCCCTTCCGGAAGGAATGGAACTCGACCAGGACACCGCCGACTCCTTCGGCGAGCTCGCACGAGGCATGAACCTCACCAATGACCAGGCAAACGAACTGGCCAAATTTGGATACGAATGGGCGGGCAAAGTCGGGGAAGCCTACCAGAAGGCGCAGCAGGAAGAAGCAGACGCTAACGCCGCTGCAGCCATGAAAGAACTGGGCAAAGACTTTGCACCCACAGTCGCAAGAGCCGGGGTCCTCATGAACCACCTTGAGAGACAGATCCCCGGCATCCGAGACTCCTTCGCAGGATCCGCTGTATTCTCATCCCTTCCCATGCTGAAAGCCTTCGCCCTCCTTGGCGATCTGATTTCCGAAGACGGCGGAATCAAGACCAATACAGCAGCCGCCATCAAAGAAGATAACCCATACCCAAACACCGATTGGGAATCATTAAAAAGATAAGGAGATAAACCATGCCAACCATTGGAAACCTTGCACTCAATTTCAATGACCTCCGAAAGCGTCAGGCACCGGACGGCACCATTGATCACATCATCGAAGTATTAAAACAGTCCAACCCCATCATGGACGACATCAAGTGGAAACAGGGCAATCTGCCGACCGGCAACCAGACCACGCAGCGCACCTCCATCCCGACACCGTCCCTCCGCGCCATCAATAAAGGTGTGCAGCCGACCAAGTCCAGCACCAAACAGGTCCGGGACACCTGCTGTATTTTGGAAGCCCGCTCCCGCGTCGACATCGAACTCCTTCAGCTCGAACCCGATCCGCAGGCATTCCGCCGCTCTGAAGACGACGCGCATATCGAAGGCTTCTCTGAAAAAGTCGCCAGCATGATCTTCTACGGCGACTCCGACGAGAAGCTCGACGAATTCAACGGCTTCGCAAAACGCTACAATCACTTCGGTGGGGAAAAAGGAGACTATTCTTATCAGGTCAGAGACGCAGGCGGCAAGACCGATGGCGCCCTTTCCTCCGTCTGGCTTATCGGATGGAGCAACAGCGTCTCTGGCATTTACCCGAAGTACGGTTACGCAGGCCTTAAGATGAGAGACCTCGGAGAACGCACCGTAGAAGACGCAGAAGGCGGCTCCTATCAGGCACTTGAATCTCTCTTCACATGGAAGCCGGGCCTCATGGTGGCAGATCCTCGCATGGTAGCAGCTGTCAGAAACATCGATACCGCTACTCTCCTCGAAGCCACCGACGAGCAGAAGAAGAGCTTCATGGATCAGCTCATTTATGCGAAGAACTCCCTCAGAAGAATCCAGGGCGAAAACATGAAGCTGGGTATCTACGTATCCGAGAAAGTCTACGACTTCCTCGAATCCTACCTCATGGACAAGAACCATGTTCACGTTACCCGTCAGGACTTCGCAAACGGCACTTCTGTACTCGCACTCTTCGGCATCCCGGTATACAAGGAAGACGCCCTGAAGGATACCGAGCCACTCATTACCGAAGCATAAGGAGGACACCATGATCTACGACAAAGAAAACGCATTCATTTTTGATAAAGACGTATCCACCACCCCGGACGTCATCGCAAACGGCATGGGAGGTAACGCAGGCGATGAACTCTTTCTCGCTGCCAAATTCGCCTCTCCACTTACGGCGGCCGCCGTGATCACACTGAAGACGGCAGACGCTGCTGCTCTTGATAGCGCGGCCACCCTCTGCACACTGACCATCCCGGTAGGCGCACAGAAGGGATTTATCAAAGTCCCCTACGGTGCAAAGAAATTCTACGGCATCTCCGTTACCGGCCCCACCAGCGGCAAGTGCACCATCGCCCTCACACTGGACAGCGAGCTTGAATGAAAGAGATACATATTAACGAGATCGGAAAAGGAAAGCTCGAAGATCTTTCCCCCAATGAACTCCGTGCCCTCTGCTGGAAAGAGGGCATAGAGATCAAAGGGGATATCAAGACCAAGAAACAGCTCATCGACCTCATCAGAAAACACTAGGAGAAATCATGTACAGCACAGATATCTGCAACATCGCCCTCTCCTCAATCGGACAGGGGCAGATCGCTTCCATCGACGAAGACAGCGAGGCAGCGCGTCAGTGCAAACTCTACTACGAACTGACAAGAAAAAACCTTCTTTCCTCATTCCGCTGGGGCTTCGCAGAAAGATCGGAAAAACTTGCCTTAGTAGACACCACCGTCCCGAAATGGGAATTTGCCTATGCACTGCCAAAGAAATGCTTAGTCGTCCGCCAGCTCTACAACAAGAACGGCGACATCATTGAAACGGATGAATCTGCCAAAGATGATACCTATCACGAGTTTCAGATCGCCCTCATGAACGAGAGTCAGAGGATCATCATGGCAGACATCGAAGATGCATGGATGGATTACACTGCAGATATCGAAAACGCTGAACTTTTCGACTCCTCCTTTGCCGAAGCCCTGGCCCACAAATTAGCAAGTCACATTGCCATGCCATTAAGCGGCAGCCAGAACATGGCACAGTCACAGTACCAGCTCTATCAGATCGCCATCCAGCAGGCCATGTACACCTCTGCGATCCAGAACCACCACAAGCCTTCTTATCCCACCAAGTACTTCGATGCAAGGAGGTAACGATGAGAGAAACCATCTATCTCATGCAGTCATCCTTTGCAACCGGCGAAGTTTCCCCTGAAGTCGCCAGCCGCATCGACATGGAGAAATACCAGGCCGCTTTACTGCAGGCCGAAAACTGCTATATCAGGCCTTATGGCGCTGTATACAAAAGACCCGGATCGATCTATTGCGGCATGGCCAAGAAGAATAAAGTTCGTCTGATTGAATTCAAGTCTACTGTGAACCATGCCTTTCTCCTTGAAGTAGGAGAAGGGTATATCCGCATCTGGAAGGACGGAAAATTTACCAATCAGGAAATCGTGACCCATTACAAGGAATCCGAACTTCCCAAGCTCCGCACCTGCCAGAGCGCCGACATCATGTACATCGCCTCCGGCGCCCATCCCGTCATGCAGCTCAAACACTATTCTGACACCGACTGGCGCTTCGAAGAAATGGTGATGAATAGTCAGTACTTCGATGAGTCCTTAACCGTTAGTAACAACGTGGTAGACGAGATATGGAATAAAGCCGGAACATACGCATGGGAATGCCACAAGACAGGGAACTATGCTGTGACCGTAGCAGGCGGCGGTGGCGGCGGAGCCGATACCGTGAGCCACTACAGAGACAGCAGATACAAAGAGGACGGAAGTACGGTAGAAGCTGTCGGCGGTATCGGCGGGAATGGTGCTGCTGTATCACAGACCGTCTACTGCAAAGAAAATACCACTTACACCATCACCGTAGGGGACGGGGGAGAAAAAGGATCACCGGGAAATTCCGGAGGAAATTCCACCGCCTTCGGACTCACCGCGCAAGGGGGCGGCGGGGGACAACTGGGTACATTCACCGGTACAAAAAGAGTGACATCAAGACCGCACAAACACTACACCTTATATACGGGGTATGCGGGTGAAGCAGGCATCTCCTACGGCAATGGCGGACAGGGAAGTTATAACAAAGGGAATCCAGGATGGGTGGCCGTAAAATCCATGGATGAGCCCACACTGACTGTCTCCGGAATATCTGGAGAAGTCACTCTTTCGTCCGACAAATCATTCTTTTCCTCTGACATGAAAGGCATGTGGATAAAGATTTCTCAGGACATCGCCTCCAAGTCCGTCACTGCCAGCGGGGCCATGACCACAGATCCCATACCGGTAGGAAACGGGTGGAAGATCATCACCCATGGCACATGGACGGGGCAGGTGGTCATCCAGAAATCCACGAATGGCGGCGAATGGAAAGACTTCAGGACCTACAAATCGAATGACGACAACAACGTAAGCGAATCCGGCACCGTCGATGAAGCAGACAATGTCAAAATGAGACTTGTCACCACTGCTGGTAAAGCCGATCTCACATCGACCGCCTACACCAAGTCCGGCATCATTCAGATCGAAACTGTGAATTCAGCAACCAGCGCCACCTGCCTTGTGAAAAAGGTCATTGGCCAGGCGGGGGAAGTCGACAGCTACTCCTTCGGCGCATGGAACGAAAAATACGGCTATCCAAGGACCGTGGGATTCTTCCAAGACAGATTGATATTCGCTGGGACGAAGACGCAGCCATACGTCCTATGGATGAGCAAGACCGGAGACTACAACAATTTCTCCGTCGAAAAAGCCTCCGGCACCGTGACAGACGACAGTGCCATCTGCCTTTCCTTTATTTCCCGTCAGCAGGCGGAGATCAAACACATCTGCCCGGCAAGCGACCTCTTCGTCTTGACCGACTCCAATGAATGGATCGTTTCCGGCGGCAGCACCGTTACACCGTCCAAATGCACCAACAAGGCGCAGACCTTCCGCGGATGCACGGAAGTCGAACCTATCTCCATCGGCAGCCGTCTGATCTACGTGCAGAAACGGTCCCAGACCGTGCGAGACATGGCCTACGCTTTCGAGACCGATTCCTACGACGGCATGGACCTTACCCTTTTGGCCAAGCACCTTTTGAGAGGAAAGACCATCGTAGACGCTGCCTACATGCAGGATCCCGACTCCAGACTGTATTTCGTCCGTTCCGACGGGGAAATCATCTGCCTCGCCTACATCAATGATCAGAAAGTCTATGCATGGTCCCACATCATCACAAAAGGGAAGTATCTTTCCGTCTGCACCGTGGCAGCCGAAGAGACCGACGAAGTCTACACCGCCGTCGAAAGAAACGGTAAAACCTATATCGAGAAGATGGGAACAGACAAAGACTCCGAAGATCCGAAAGACTACATCATGACCGACTGCTCCAAAGTCCTCACCTTTGATGAGCCTGACGATGCAGCGCCAGTCGACTGGATCACCGGGACAGTTTCCGTATTGGCAGACGGGAAATTCTTCGAAGACGTAGAAATCAAAGAAGGGACAGTGACACTTCCCACCAAAGTTTCCTACATGATCATTGGATATCCATATCGTATGACCATCGAACTGCCTAACGTAGAAATCCAGGCACAGAACGGCACCATGCAGGGAAGATATAAAAACGTACGCACCGTTTCCTTAAGACTGCTGCACACCTTAGGCGGCAGTATCGGAAACGGCGTAGGAAGAAATGACACCATCAAGTACGAGGAGCTCTCCAACCAGAAGATCTTCCTCTACACAGGAGATAAAGAAATCACCATACCCAACCAGGGCGTAGAGAAGAACGGGCGAGTCATCATCACCTCTTCCGATCCCTACCCCTTCTATCTGGCAGCATTGATCAGAGGAGTGATCGTCAGTGAATAACAGCTACTACGGCGTGGACATTCGCACCATCGACAGCCTTGCCATGGCCGACCTTTTATCCCAGATCCTCGCGGGAAACATGCGAAAAGAAGACAGAGAAGAATTAGAATCCCAGGGGCGCATGCCTTATGGCGGCCTCTATGAAAGCATGACAACTTCCATAGAAGCCTACTATGCCATTCATGAGAACATGCCGCTCGCTGCCTTCGGAATCGGCCTATGCCCGGAGGGATGCTCCATCTGGATGCTCGGAACTACTATGTGTGAGCGCCACAAGAAAGCCCTGGTCGCCTGCATGCAAGACTACATCAAGGACAGCTTGAAGAAATACAAAGTCCTTACCAATTACATTTCCAAAGACAACACCAAAGCCCTCCGCGTCATTAAAAAGATGGGAGCCACCTTTGGGGAAGAAGTAGAAACGGGCGGGAAAACCTTCGTCCAATTTACATTAAAGGAGTAACTATGTGCAGCGTATCCGCCGCCCTGATCGGCCTCTCCGCCGCGCAGGGCATCACATCCATGGCCTCTGCTCATCAGCAGGCCAAAGCACAGTCTGCTTATTACAATTCTCAGGCAGAAGCCGCAGAGCAGAACGCGAGAATCGCAGACAAACAGAGAGAGCAGATTTCTGACCAGTACCTGCAGAAACAGCAGCAGCTTGACGCCAGAAGACGATTAGTCATTGGCCAGCATGCGGCAGAAGCAGGAGTAAGCGGCTTCACAAGCTCCGGATCCGTGCAGGACATGGACGCTGCCACGATTGACGAATGGAGAAACTCCTCCATGAACCTTTTGAGCAATCAAAGGAACGACACCAAGAGCGCGTACATCAACCAAGTGAATTACATCAACCAGGCAAACAACGCAAGAGCTGCCGCCTACAACGCTAGGCAGCAGGGGAAGCAGGCCATGTTTGGCACCCTCCTTTCCACGGCTGCTTCCATCTACGGCGTAGCCAAGACCTACGGGAATGCAGCTAAACAGTCAGCCTCCGGCGGACTTCACCACCAGGCGGCTATGAGCGGAATGCCGGAGACCATGACAGACCAGGTATATGCCATGAATCAGTACAAGCCGCAGAAACTTTCCTTGACCAAGAGTCCCTACTCGTGGCTAGGTGGTGGCTTCAAGATCGGGAGGTAAAGCATGAAGCTCTCTCAATTTTCAGAGAATATCAAAAAGAACACCCTGCAGGGGAAAGTCATAAGCACCGCCACCCTCGAAGGCATGGGAGGAAATACCGCGGGGATGGATATGATGGGGAAAGCCTTAGGGGCTGTTTCCGATACCATCGGTAAAGCGTGGCTGAAGAACCAGAATGATAAAATCTTCGACGCTAAGAACGACTACGAGCAGCGCATCAATTCCCTTATGGACGATGAGAACACCGGCCTTTTCAATACCCATCAGGGCAAGGCTGCCGAGAACCTGCAGAAAGACTACACTGACCAGGAACAGAAGATTTATCAGCAGGTCCTGCAGGATCATGGTATCTCTTCTGATTACGCCGTCCGAGCTTTCGGGGAACAGAGAGCACAGTCACAGACCTCGAACCTTCGCATGATCGACAAGTACCAGCGAAAGCAGATGGAAGACTACGCAGGAAATCAGATTTCCTTGATGACCAGCAACATGGTGAACCAGTCCGTCAAAGACCCCGACTCCCTCATCACGAACTTCGGGAGCTGGGAGAAGAATACCACTGCTATTCTGGCAGGCCTCAGCATGGATAGCGCAGCTATTGACGTCAAAATGAAAGCACTGAAGAACGATAAAGCCAAAGAGATCATGCAGTCCTATCTTATAACTGGCGACTACAGCGCGGGGTTAAACGCCATCGCCTATATGAAATCGAAGGGAATAGACGAACCGACACTCAAGGCTTACAAAGACCAGTTCCTTCAGAAGAAAATGACGCGGGAAATTAAAAGCAGCGCCGAAGACTATGTCAAAGGAAGCGGACTGAACCTCACTACCATGACATGGGAACAGTTCCGGAATGCATGGAGGAAAGACCACCCGACGCCGGTCCCTCAAGGGAAAGGCAGCGTCACAGGAAATCAGATCGCGGAATTTGCCAGAAACAATTACACCGAGGGGGATCAGTGGATGGGAAGTGTCACCAAAGATCCCACGATCCAGTGCGATTCATGGACCGCTGACGTCTACGCCAAGACCGGCCTTTTCCCGGACGGGACAATCACGCACGGTTCCGACTTCGGGGACGCCTACCACGAAGCGGGCGACGGCTATGAACCACAGCCCGGAGACTTCATTGACGGGGAAAAGCACGTCGGCATTTATTTAGGAAACGGCCAGTACATGGCCAGAAACTCTTCCGGCGGCATTCATGTCGGGAGCATGGACGAGTGGAATGAATGGTTCGGGAAACCCATTGGCTATGGATCCGTGGCAGAGGCCAAAGGCGAAGCGGCGGACGACATGTCAGACGAAGAACGAGCCGAGCTGCAGGACAAGAGCGACGCTGCTTTAAAGCAGCAGTACGCAGAGATCCGCTCGAGCCAGGTAACTTACATCCAGAGCCAGGTGCGGAACATCACTAAAGGGATCCTCGAAATGGAGCAGAACGGTTCCACACCAGGGCAGGCGTATGAGTACGCTGCCGATATCGTGAACAACGATCCCTTGCTGAAGGACTCTTCGGCGGGTGTCACGCTCTTAGGCCGTCTGATGAATCAGAAGAGAACCTATGAAAAGTCGCAGAACAGGGCTGCCAATGTAGGGAGAGGCCTTGATGCCAGCGGCTGTCTTAAAGAGAAAGGGTTCAACGCCTTAGAAGGATTTATCGGGACGAAAATCAATTCCATTGAAGACCTCGACAACACCATCAAAGACCTGCAGGAAGAGGGTGTTTACCTCACTGCCGAGCAGGACGCCAAGATTCGGAAAGATGTCATCGACTGCGGAAACGGTGTGGGAACCTTTGCCGTCAAGATCCCGGACGATGACGCTGCCATTGCGGCCATGTGCTACACCAACACCTCCGCCGTCACCTCGACAGCGAAAATGCTCATTAAGAGAGAAATCATGGATTTCAAAAACGAGCAGGGGAGAGATCCCGACAACGACGAGCTCCGTACCATCTACTACGACGTAATCGGGAAAGAGAGCCTCGACAGCACAGGGAAAAGCGAAATTGGCGGATTCAACCTATTTGGAATGAATTTCTTTGGCGACGACTACGAAGCGCCAACCATGAGCAAAGCGCAGGCCTACAACGATCACATCAGGGAAACGTCGCAGGCCGTAGACGAAGATGGAAATCCGAATGGTTTCTACATTGACATAGACTACGGGAACGGAAAGACTGAGACCAAGTGGGTATCTGATGAACAGATGAGACAGATTTCCAATGGAGAATTAAGCGTATTCGATATTTGAGAGGAATCACAATGGACGAAGAAATTTTAGGAAGCGTGCTGCATGGGATCAAGCCGAAAGACTACACACCCATCCAGGTGAGACAGACACCGGAATTTGGTGGCATTCAGCTCACCGAAGAGCAGCAGGCCAAGAAGGATAATATGGAATCCGTCAAGGATGGAGAGATCCTGCCCTTAGGCGGCTTCACTGACACCGTAGAAGCCCAGTGGGAATCCGCCAAAGACCTTGTGAAATCCACTGACGTATATAAGAACCTCTTTGGGAACAGCGCACCGGATGATAATCGCCTCGAACAGTCTGAGAAATTAGGAAGTGCGCTAGGCATTGCCCCACAGCTGATTGCCTCCGATCCGGATATGTACAAGGCAGCTGTCACCACCTATGAGAGACAGAGAAACGCAGCCGCACTGAACAATCAGCCATTTTCTGCCAAGACCTTGAATGAACTCTACCCGGAACTCGACACGGAAGACCCCGTGGCCACCACCATTGCCCTGAAGGACTATACCAATATTCTGAAGAACCGCGAAGCAGCAGCGCAGGGCGCGGCGGTTTATACCATGCCGGAAAGCAAGCTCACCGATCTTTCTAATGTCATTGGCTACCTCTATGACACCGGCACCCATTTTGTGGGCACCGCCTACGAAGCCGGGCAGGCACTCGACGCACAGAGCGAGCTCATGTACAAAGCTTCCATCGGGGAAATCTCTGATGAAGAAGTGGAGAAAGCCATCCCTGATCTGATGAATGCGCAGAAAGCATATAACGCAGAAATCGGGGACTCCTACGTGGCCAAGATTGTAGGGGAAACCATCTCCCAGCTTTCCATGCAGAAGAATATGATCATGCGCGGCGCAGCAGAGATCCTCGCTCCGATCGCCCCATTGGCGCAGCCTATCTTAGCTGCCACCAAAACAAACCTGCCGCAGATTGCCACCTTAGGCGCTGCATCTGCAGCGGGCGCCGTAGGAGCCACAGGCGCTGTGGCAGGAGCAGCCGTCACAGGAGCGGCCGCACTGGCAGGGCTCATCGCTTTAGGTACTGCTTCCGTCTTCATAGGAACCTATAGAGCAGAAGCCGGACAGGCCTATTGGGATTGGCGCACCAAAAAGGATAAAAACGGGAAATCTGTTTATACCCGAGAGCAGGCCATTGGCCATGCCAAGAGAGTCGGAAGGATCAATGCAGCCATTGAAACCGGTGCATGGGAGCTCGCACTCAAGGGCATCGCCAAAGTATGGGGGAGCGACGCAGCCAAAGCCGTCATCAAGAACGAAGCCGCCATGAAGAAACTGATCGGCGCAGGGAGAGCAGCCGTAGGAGCTAAAGCCATCGGATACGGTGCGAAACAGTTTGTCAAAGTGGCAGCGCCAGAGATTGCAGAAGAAGGCCTGCAGTCTCTTTCCGCGGATATGGACACCAGCCTCTTTGGGAAAGAAACTGTTCCTGTAAGAGAGATGATGGGGAATGCCTTGGACGCCATGATCGAAGCCGTCCCTTCCGTTGTTGGTATGTCGATCGGCGGTGCTGCTTTAGCAGGCGCAGGGGCCCATAGAGCCATGAAGAGAATCGCCGGCCTCTCCGAAATGAAAGACGCCGTTATCGAATTCAAACGTGAGAACGAAAGATCCATGCTGCAGAAACTCATGGATCTCCGCTCTGAATCGTCCCTTTACAAAAAAGCACCGGAAACCTACCGGAAGACACTGCAGAACCAGCTCGATCATACCGGCTCCGGCACGCTTTACATCGACGCTTCCGCAGCGGCCGAAAATGAAAAGACACACGATGCCTTAAACAAGCTCGTAGAAGATGGCACGATCACCGCTAAAGAATTAGATGACGCCATCAAGACCGGCAAGCCCTTAGAGGTAGAGACAGGGAAATACATGCAGACCGCCACCCCTGAAACCCATGAAGCCCTTTCCGACTACACCACTATGGACAAAGGAGAAAAAACGATCCATGCCATCCGGGAAGAACGCCAGCGCATGAAAGACATGATCGACATTGTCACCATGACACGCGAAAAAAGAGAAGCGGCCGCATCAGAAAAAATCCTGAACGACCACTTCTCCGATGATACCGATATTGGAAGAGAAGATAGGGACACCGCAAGAGAAATTCTTTCCGGCGGTTTGGATCATATCGAAGATACATGCAAGACCATCCTCCAGGAAGCCAAAGACGCATGGGGAAAGCTGACCGGCGTCAAAGAACTCCAGGACTACATGGAACGGAGAAAGACACAGGACGCGAATTTTTCCAATGAAAAAGGCGTCGATATGTTCGACGTCGGGGAAGGGAAAGATCGGGTACATCTCAGAGTTTCCAAGAACCCAGATTGGTATCAGGATTTTTATGGTGCATACGGAAGAGCACCAAACCAGCGTGAACTCTACGATATTGCCCAAGAGAAAATCATTGCCGAGAATGATAAAGGCGATGAAGAATCCAAAGCGGCCATCGCTGAGATCGAAGAAGCGAAAAAGAGAGTCGAGTCCATCGAGAGAGTGAGTGAGACACTGAAATCCTTGAACAAAGAAGATCTCATCGCGCAGACACTACTGGATCCCGAGACCTATGAAGAAGCCTACAAGCCGCTTCTTGAAGAAATCAAAGCCGCAGGGAATGGCGCTGTCACCAAAGCTGCGAGAGACTCCGCTTTAATCCTGGCAAAGCTCGCAGAGAACTTCCATAAGAACTACGGCGTGCCGTTGAAACTTGCGATGGTAAAAGCGGGGGAAGTCGTGGGAATCAGCAAGGAAGCCTATCACCAAATGGCCGAGCAGCAGCTGGACGCAGATGAGAAATCTTTCGCAGATAGCGTAGATCGTTTCATTGCCGGTAAAGAAAAGTCGCCCATGATTCGCGTGATGACAACGCCTCTCGTGCTGAAGCTAACCGGAGCCGAAGTCCTTCCTGTGGAAATCGCCAAGACAGATCTTGAGAAAATCCTGAACGGAAAGCATGCAGGAGACATGACACCGGAGATTATGAAGCAGCTGCCGAGGGCGCTTACAAATCCAATCATGATCTTTAAGTCATATACAGGACCGAACGGAGAGGAGCGCCGCGTAGTGGTGGTAGACCTCAAAGATAACAATGGGGCAACCATCGTCGTCCCATTTGAGCTAAAAGTGACTACGAGAAAAAATTACGAAATCAACCGGATTGCAAGCGCATATGGCAAGACGAAAAAGAAGTCGAAGATCCCATCATATGAGTGGTTTATCGGTCAATTAGATGAAGGAAATTTGCTTTATGCTAATAGAAAAAAGGCTATCAACGAAATTCTTCAGAGAAGCCCTAATTGGCCCATGCCTGAAGAAAAAGTCGATAACCTTTTATCTGCTCCTAATGTAGCAAATGAAGAAGACCTTGTCAAGCTGAAAAGCGAAAATCCCACCTACTACCAGACGGCGGCAGACAAAGACCTCGTCGTCTATCACAATGTTTCTACTGGCAAATTGAGAGAAGCCATCAAGCTGGGTGGCCTCCCGATGCCTTCCCTCGCCATCACGAAGAGGGATATCCCATTCGGGGACTTTGGGGAGATCACGCTGATCGGGGATAAGGGCATGATAGACCCACGGAAGTCTAGGGCGAACGAAGTCTTTTCCAGAGATGCCTATACCGTGAGAAAACCGGTGGTGAATTATGAAGAACCGGCGAAGATAGATAGTGATACTTTTCACAAGAAGTACGAAGAGACAAGAAAGTTCCTCAAAAAGAATAGTATTGACGTAGGCGAAATTAACTTTTCCTTCTACGATGGGGAAGAGTCTCTTGCGGCAATGGAAAATAATATCGCAATTAAATACTACTACGTTAAGAACGTTTTAAAGAAAGACATCCCGATAGAAGAGCGGACAGTCACGCCTCCAGTAAGATGTGAAAGGCTTTTCAAGGAGTATCCAGAACTTATTCATGCGCTTAAATCTTCTAAGGTAAAAAAAGGTGATTTTTCGGAAGTAGACCAAGCGGCTCGACCATACTTTGACGAAATGAGACAGGATATCGCCATGGGAAAGGGGCTAGTGGGACGTTCTAAGCGAGTATTGGCTAAGTGGACAACGAACGGACATATCAATGAGGAGGGAGTAAAAGAGCTCCTTTTACGGCTTTCTACATACGAGGAAGATAAGAAAAAGAAACCCTACAAAGAGGTGGATAGACAAGATTTTGTAAAGGATTTACGTAAGACCATCGAAGAAGCAGGCATAGAGAGATTCACGACGTTCGTCCGTTCCGAATTCGATAACCTTTATAAAGACAGGTATCTTTGGGACAACGGGAAGAAATACGCTTTCAACATTGACAATATTGTCAAGCTGATGAAAAAATACCGCGGTACCAACAACGAAGGGCCAGGCGGTATCAACTACGGCTTCAACAGCTTGCTCGCTTTCCTTTCCAAAAAGTTCACGTCAATTAGGGATATCAAAAACCATGAATCACTCCTTGCGCCGAACAAGAAAGAACTCGCACGGTACAAGAAGGCGGAAGACATGTACTATCGCCTGATAGACGAAGCAGCTGAGCTCCGCGGCAGTTACGGCATGGATTTAGACATGGATCTGGCTGAGCTCATGAAGGACACGAGAGATGGGAAGAAAGATCTGCACGGATTCCCGGAAGATAAGAAATTCCTTCAACACATCAAAGATTTTCTGAGAGAAGCGGACAAGGTAACGACGGACTACTTCGAGGCCAAGCCAGCTAGGAAGGTGACGTTCGACGAATTCTCCGGCGCTGTCATCCCGAAAGGAACGTCGGAAGAAACGGTAGCCTTTCTGGAATCACAAGGTATTGAAGTCCGTGAATATGACCAGGACGTAGAAGGCGACCGAGAAGCAAAGGCCAAAGAATTAGGCCAGAAGCTGAACGTATATTTCCAAAACAAATACCAGGGCTCCTACGACAGAAACGCCAATGTCATTGAGCTTTTCGACGGCGCGAATGAATCTACAGTCATCCATGAAGGCGCTCATATGTTCCTTTCTATGCTTGAGAACATGAGTCAGATGAACGAAGAGAACGTCGCCACCTACTTCAACGGGGATACGGCGAAAGCACGCGCTGCATTGAAGAGCATGCAGGGCGATCTCTCTACCATTCGTTCATGGGCCGCCTTTTCCGAAGATCATCTCTCTGAGTACAAGGGGACCATTTTAGAGAAGGAATTCACCAAGTATGCCGAAGACATCAGAGCAGGGAAGGCCGGTGCCATGGAACGCTGGATGCAGGAACGCTTCGCCAGGGGCTTCGAGAAATACCTCATGGACGGCAGCGCACCCACCAAAGAAATGCAGGGCGTCTTCCGACGGTTCAAGAAATGGCTGACCGACATCTACAAGACAACAAAGAGCCTGGGGAACGTAGAACTCACACCCGAGATCAAAGACATCTTCGATCGTATGATTTCTACAGAAGCCGAGATCAACGCATGGGCCGCGCAGCGAAAACTGGAAGCGATAGATAAGACCGTCAACGTGAACCAGTCCGAACTGGGCAACCTCAAGGCATGGGCTGAGAGCGTCAAGGACAAAGCTCTGGAGAAAGCCATGAGTTACTACCTTCATATGGTGAGAGAAGAAGCTATCGAAAACTTCAAAGCCTCCATTTCTTCTGAAGAAGAGAGAACCAGCTTCATCGAGTCTCTGGGAGAAGAGAATGAGATCTATCAGATCGAGACCATTTACAACTCCGGCACATTCCCCACAAGGAAAGACCGAGACGAATTTCTCCAAATGGCCGGGTTCACAGAAAAAGATCTGAAAGAGAAGCTGAGAGCTGCTGGCGGCACTACGGAAGAACGGTGGAACAAGCACATCGAAGAGATGGTGCAGCACTATCGGGAAGAAGCATTAACCCCGGAAGCCATCAGGGGCATGGCCGAAGAAATTCTTCGATCCCCGGAAGGCATGGCCAAGAAGTCTCGCATCGAAGCAATGCTGCTTGAAAAGAAAGTTTCTGCTTACATCCATCTCGTCAATTCTATGCAGATGGAGCTCAAACGGTCCAAAGACAAGAAAAAGACCGCGAGAGAAATTCGCAAGCGATTGGGACTTGTTTCCGAAAAAGAAACAACAGAGATCGACAAGCAGACAGATGTGATTGCCAAGTCGGAAGATAAGATCGCAAAGCTGGAGAAGCAGAAGAAGCTGCTAAAAGAGCAGCTTGAAAAAGCGAAAGCAGAAGCCGCAGCAGCCAAGGGCGAGAACAAGTCCAGAAAGGAATCACAGACCATTCTGGAAGGAAACATGCGAGCCCTTGAGGCTGAGCTTGAGAAAGAACGCACTCAAAGAGCAAAGGCCGACAGCACCACAAAAGACGCAGAACTCACCGCTGCTGATCTTGCGGTGCAGCTCCAGACTATGGTAGACGGACTCAAAGAGTCCAGAGACGCCATGCGCTTCGATATGAGGGAAATCAAAGAGGACGCCAGAAATACATTAGGCGGCGAGAAACTCTCTCACGCCACCAGCTGGCGATGGTGGGAGAATAAGGCACAGATCGCAGAAGCCCGCGCCATGAAAGCGGCCGCAGGCAATGACTGGGAAGGCGCTGCTTATTGGAAACGTGAGCAGGCGCAGTGCCTTACCATGGCCAAGTTCGCCAGGGCAAACGAAGAAGAAATCCGTCGCACCCTTCACGGAGGCGGCGGGAAAGTCACCACGCCTCTTCTTAACGAAAACGGCATGGAGCGCTACGGCATCTTAGGCATCCTGAACCGAATCTCCCGGACGGATAAACCAGTTCTGATGAAGGACGACGCCCGCTACTTCGTGCAGCACATGGCATACGTCTTAGGCCTCACGAAGAAAGACGGCATCTTGCCTATTGACGAGAGCGGGCAGGAGAGACCTTTCAACTGGCGCTGGCTTGCCGTAGAGATGAATCCCATGCAGGCTATGGACGATGATCGCTACATGGCCGAAGACATCATTCCAGGATGGATGAGAAGCGCTTTCGACGGTTCAAGCCCTATGAAGATGAAAGACCTCACCATGAATCAGTTCCGAGAAATGGCCAAAGTCATGAAGGCTGTCTACAAATTAGGGAGAAGAGAATATGAAGGGAACACCTTAGGCACATCCTTCGATGAAGCGTCGCAAAAGATCCATGACGAAATCCTAGGCAACTGGACGCACCGCGTGGCCACTCCGGGGCTCAAGAACCAGACCGCCACTAGCCTGGACAGGCTGGGGACAAAAATCCACAGCCTCATCAAGGACATCACACTTCCTGAAATTCTGATCGAACGACTGGGAAAGTCTGCTGCCGAGTATTTCTATAAACCCATGGACAAAGCGGCCGCCCATCTGCGAGAGCTAAAGAGTGCAGCACGAGTCACCTTCCGGGAGAACTTCGCGATCTACTCCAGAAAAGAATGGACGGCGATCCGAAGCAAGAAGCTCTACACCGTAGGCCTCGACGAGCGCGGTAAACCTGTTTCCTACACCAAGGAGCAGCTCCTCGCTATGGCCCTGAACTTTGGCACCAAGTCCAACAGGGAACGCCTCATAGAGACCTTGTGGTTGAGCGATACCTTGAACACCGACGAGAAAACCATACTGGACATGCTGGATAAGAACCTCACTGACAAGGACTGGGACTTCATAGAAAGCGTATGGGAGCACCTTAATTCTTACTGGGGCGAGAGAAACAAAGTCCAGAATGATCTCTACGGCACGCCCCTAGGGAAGGTTCAGGGCGAAGATTTTACGCTGAAGTCGGGACGTGTCATTCATGGCGCGTACTATAGAATCAAGTACGATCCATTAAGCAGCACGAAGACAAGCAACTTCTCAACAACAGACATCGCCAAGATGGACATGCAGAACATCTCCTCCTTCTCTTTAGGCATGGGAAGCACCAAGCAACGTGCGGGAGCTTCCGGCGGGCAGAAGCTCCGCCTCGACATCGACGTATATGTAGAGGCTGTCAATGAAGCCATGCAGCACATCGCCATGCGAGAAGCCACCGTAGACGTCTACAAGCTCCTCAATCGGAAAGAAGTCGTGGCAGCTATCGAAAACACCGCAGGCCCGGAAACCCTTTCTCTGCTGCAGGGATGGGCCAAAGACTGCTGGCACTCTTCCATTAAGGACATGAGCGAATGGGATTCTACCCTGGGAAGAGCCAGACGGCGCTTCAATTTCACAACGATGGGGTTCCGATTCTCCACAGCTTTACTGAATATCGGGAACATCACCGGCATGATGGAACGGATGGGAGCAGCCAATGCCATAAAGGCCGTCGGAGATTTCTATTTTCATGGGAACATCGTAGAGCAGCGGCGATTTATTCAAACCAAGTCCACTATGATGAGAGACCGAGGGGCCACCATCGATAGGGATATGTACATGCAGGACAGATTGCCGGTAGGGAAGAACGAGTCCGAGTTCCGCTCCAAAATCGAGCACGGCAAGTATGGCGTCGATACCTTAAACTCCAAGGCCTACTGGCTCATCCAGGCGACAGATGAAATGTTTTCCTTGCCAGAATGGTTATTCACTTACAAGAGAGCCATGGCCGCTATGGAAATCGAAGGCAAGCTCAATAGAGACGAGATGGACGCGGAAGCCGTGAGACTGGCAGATAAAGCCGTGAGAGAGACTTTCGGATCCAATGAAACCAAAGACCAGGCCAGCTTTATCAGGAAGAACGGAATTCTTGCACAGATGACCACCTTCTATAGCTATACCAGCCTTGTCACAAACCAGTTTATCCGCGCGGGGTACGTCTTATATGACAAAGGAGATGTAAAGCCGCTTATCGCAGCTACATGGTATTGGTGGATCTTAGGAGCCTTAGTCGAAACAACCTTACGAGAAATCGGGGACGACTCTGATGATGAAGATAAATGGAAGAAGAAATTCCTCCATGTCATCGCCTCCGGCGGCCCCATTGGCGGCGTCCCTCTTGTAAGAGAAGCAGTCCCGTGGACAGTAGATTTCTTTACCGGGAAATCCTTCGGATCCGCAGCCCCAGACGCTCCCTTCTTCGATACCCTAAAGCACATGGAAAAATTCCTCAGAGCCACCAAGAAAGGTGATCTCATAGAGATGGGGCGAGGAGCCACCAAAGCAATCACAAGGACATCCATACCCGTCCCGGATACCATCACAGATGCCTTCTGGAACTTCATGCGAATGGCCTGCACAGATACTGAATTCACCATGTGGGATTGGTTCAGAAAATCCCTATGGGACAAAACACTCAAGGAGAAGAAAAAATGATCGAACTATTTTATTATCGGCTGATCGATTGCCAGCCATGGGCAGACGCAGCGAAACGGTTATGGATAAACCTATGAAAGAGAAAAAGGAGGGTAAGAAATGATAGGTGCCGAAGTAAATCGAATCGTCTATAAGGGGGATGGGATTACAACAAGTTTTCCGTATACCTTTACGGTTCTTGAGAAAGCGGATATTGTCGTGACGCTTGTAGACAAGGAAAGCAAGAAAAAGACTCTCACGAGCGATTACTTCATTGATATGGACAAAAAAGAAATTACCTACCCGGGGTACGCGCCCGGAGAAGAACCTGCTGAGGCCGAACGGCCGCCCGTGCTTCCGGCGGGATGGTATCTTGTCATCCAAAGAAAAACGAAAATAGACCAGCAGACAAGCCTCGGGGACAAATGGCCCTTTGATGTGACGGAAGATGCACTGGATAAAATCACTAGAATTTTGCAGGATTTAGATACAGACTCTAAGCGGCATTTAGAAATTTCTGCAGAGGCTAGCGGCATAGATCCCATGCTTCCATCGCCTAAAGCCAACATGGGCTTTTACTGGGACGAGACCGGGACAAAGCTTGTAGAGGGTCTAAACCCGAAGGCCGCCAGCGAAAGCGCCGCCGCCAGCAGCGCCGCCGCCGCACGTAGTGCTGCAGCTGCCAGTGCCAGCGCGAAGAGCAGTGCGTACTATATGGAATTTGCCCAAAGGTGGGCCGCATCCAGTGTGAGTCCGGACGACAATGCGGACAGCGAGAGCACGACAGGGATGACGCAGTCTTCCAAAACGTGGGCATTGTATGCGAAGGCCAAGGCGGCAGAGACAGCCGAGCGTGCAGACGCGGCCATCGGCGCGGCCAATACAGCCAAGACCTATGCAGAAACCGCAACCAAGAAAGCAACGGCGGCGGGGGATAGTCAAACTGCGGCTGCTCATAGTGCAAGCAGCGCGAAGGCGTCGGCAGATCATGCCGGCGAAAGCGCTACCATTGCCGCAGACAACGCAGCGACCGCGACCACATGCGCCGCACAGGCGTCGGATGCAAGAGACGCGGCCATTGGCGCGAAAGATGGTATAGAAGCTGCGCAGGCCAATGCCAAGGCAAGCGCTACGGCGGCAGCGAATAGTGCGACTTCCGCGCAGGAGAGTGCGGAAAAGGCCAAAGATTATGCGGCTATAACGAACCCCGTGACATCAGTCAAGGAAGATACGATCCATGGCGGTATCGTCGTCACGAACGCCGCGGGAGACGTGGCGGTCATTCATCTAGTGACAATTAGGGACGTTCAAGACCTGATTAAACAAGCCACTTATTTCACCACTGATACAAATGGAAATATTGTATTACGAGGGTAAGGAGGAAACATGGCAAATATTTGTTCAAGACCGTCTGCTATAGACAATCTAGGAACCGCATCTCAAGAATGGGGAAGCACTTATACTAAAAACATTACTGTGAGTAACACTGCCAATGTAAAGCAACTTGCGGTGAATGGGGATATTACCGCGACAGGTGACATAACGGGGGCTAGGGTTTTTAATGCTGTATACAACGACTACGCCGAATGGTTTGAAAGAGGCGATGACGCAGAAGTGGGGCATATCATTGCGCTTGACGAAACATCAGCACAAGAAAGATATGTAAAGGCAACGAACAAAAGTAAAGTTATTGTTGGAATCTGCACTGGAAATTATGCTCATATCATCGGCGGCGAGTATAACGATGATTATGAGACTTATAATCTAAAAAAATTTATTCCAGTTTCTCTTGCGGGAAGAGTTCCTGTTTATGTGAAAGGAGCGGTTCGTGTTGGTAATTTCATTATCCCAACTGACGCCCCCGGAATTGGCAAGGCGTCAAAAGAAAGAACAGGTGGCGCGGTCGGGATTGCCCTAGAACAGAATCTTGATAGTGAAATTAAGAAAGTAAAGGTGCTTGTGATTAAATGA